AGGTTTCAGGTAAAGCTCCCCTGTTTGTTGTTATCATAGGCAAACCACAAGCTTGTGTTTCCATTGCAGTTATACAAGATGTCTCATAAAACATCGTTGGATAGACGAAAGCTGTAGATTCTTGATACAAGTGATACAAATCATCTTTTGTCAATGAACCTACATGTTTTATTGGTAACCCTTGTTTTTTATACACATCTATTTGGTTTGCTAAAGATTGATAAAACCCTGCCATTTGCGGTGATGTATTGTCATAGCCACAAATTATAACTTCAATCTCTTTATCTTTTTGCCAAAGTGCAGGTAGTATACCCATTAAAAGTGTATCTAACCCTCGTTCAGGTCTATTTGTAAAGCATATTTGTTTCTTTTTTCTTTTGATTCCTAAATGCTCAATAGGCGATATACCATTTGATGTCTTAAAAAATGGATCAAAATTATAAATAACTTCATCATCTAGGATGCCATAAGTTTCTTTATATTGCTTAATATGCCAATCTGATAAACAAAAAATCTGGTCTACATTCCAGAGACAAGAATTAAAGTCTTTCTTTTGAGACAAAGTTGCAAAGTCATGTTGCCATAACACATTGTGTTTTGCTTTAGATTGTAAAGAAAAAGCTTGTGGTATTCTCTGATTTATAACTACATCAACAGTAGCATTTGTAACATAAGCTAAAAAATTATCTACACCTTGACCATTATTTGATATAGGTTGATAAGAAACATTCTCAAATGTCTCGACTTTTTTAGTATTGCAAAATAACTTGACATTATGTCCTCTTCTAGACAAAGCATGAGCCATTTCGATTCCAGCAGTCTCACTTCCCCCTAAAGATTTTTCTTTCATGATGTTTGGATATATCTCCATACCCGCACACAATATTGCTATATCTAATTTATAATTTTTCATATCCAATCAAGAGATGGCTTCCCCTTATAATTTTTATTAAAAACAAACCATGCAAAAGCCATCATACCAGCAGCATTTGTTTTTTTTAGATTCAATCGTTTAGAATAAACTAAAATATTTTCTAAATGATTTAAATCAAAAATTTTTCGTCTTTTTTGACCTTCAAGAAAAGATAGTTTATTAAACATTGCAACTTTTTTTGATGTCAAATTTAAAGCATGTAATGTAAATTCATATGATTTTTCAAATGGAGGGTTGGTAATTATATTGCAATCTGTTTCACACTCCCATTCTAAAAAGTCTATCACATTTGTTTGGTATGAATATCCATAATCTTTTATGTCTGTTGATACTACAACTTTATTGCGATTTGTCAGAGCATCAGAAATATTGCCAGTACCACATGCACATTCCCAAAATGAACCCTCAAATTCAACCCTGTCTAATAGATCATCTACACAAAATTTAGGTGTTTCGTAAAAGTCGCTTGGCATTCTATCACTAGATACTGTTTCACCAACATAAGCTTGAATATTCTTTTTTTTACTCAAACGTTTTTCCAATTCAAACCTCTTTTAATGTCATTTATAGTTTTCGGTGCTACTTTATATTGTCTGGCTAACTTTGATTGTATTCCCCAAGTTTTATCTTTTTTTAAGATAGACCTTATTCTTTTTACATCCTCTACCTCTAGTTTTCTGGCTAATGCTGTTTTGGATGTCCACCATTGTTTGTTTGTGCCATGTTTTTTCATATCCATGACATTTTCTCTAGGTGTCGCCCATTTTAGATTTTTGTAATAGTTGTTTTGATTATTGCCATCTTTATGACATGCAAATTTTTTTTCCTTTGTTTTACCTTTCACAAAAGCTAATGCCACTAATCTGTGTACTTTTGCTTTTATGTATTTTTTGTTAGGAAACAAAGTTACACACATATAGCCGTTTTTATCTGGATTTTGAGACAAGATTCTATAATGACTTTTATCTTTGAAGTTATATTTAAGAGATTTGACACGCCCCCAGTCGGAAACTAGGTAATCAGTATGCTGTGTTGGTCGCCATCTTTCTCTGTTACTCATAATGGTAATCTGTGCAAGAGGTAGTGCCAATCTCTTGACTTTCTCCGTTAGACAATCATTATTGTCATCCTCTGCACTAATTTAAATATTGTAAACTAATTTTGTAAATAAACAAAGGTTTCTTTTCTTTTTTTGAGCTTTTTGATATACACGAATCATTGCCCTTACACTTGTCAATTTCATTTAAACACCTCACAGAATGATGTGTCTTTTAACGCATGACCTATGCGAGACTTTTTTCCATGTCTTATGGGAGGAGGGCTCGTATGAGCCCCCCTATAGGTTTTTAGTCAACACAGTTAGTCCATAAATACCCAAGTTCAGGTGCAACGATTTTCTCGTCTTGATAATACTGAACTCTCATATTCATGTAGTTTCCGTGATCTGGATCTTCCCAGCTTTCGACTGCCATAGGTGCTCCAAATAGAGGATTAGTCCATCTAAATGAATAACCTAGTGATGGCTCTCTACCATCTGCACTTGGTGGTGCAAAGTGAGCAACGATAGTGTCTTTACCCCAAACTGAGCTAAAGCTATCTGCTTGATTTTCTTCACCAGAGTTAATGATGGCATTACCAACATAAACATTGTCTACATCAAATAAAGCTGCTAAAAGGTCTTTTGTTACAACACCTCTTTGAACAAATTTGATTCTGTCTAAGATGTCTGCGTGTCTTAGTAACGCATTGTAAACATCTCTACCGAAAATGATTGTATTGGCTTCGATACCAGTTGTGCTTCTAATTGCTGATTTTGCAGTTTGAATATCTGCAAATGGATCAGAAGTTCCTGCTGCTGTTGAGTTCCATTTTGAAGCTACTGCGGCATTTGAACCTAAGTTAGAGCCACTTCTTAATTGAGAAGCTACTCTATTCTCATAATCTAACATTAATAAGTTAGATAAGTTCCTTGCTGCTTTTTCTCTTAGCTGCAATGGAGCATCAGCGTTGACCATTGTTTCGTAATCGATTTCATCAACTAAAGCATAGTTTTTTGCATAGTATGTATCTGAAGATACGTTATATGATACTGTTCTACCTTTAGTTTTTGGTGCTCTTATTGTTGTATCTGGAAGTCTAAAGAAATCTCCTTTAGTCCATTTAAAGAACACATTTGATTGTTTTTCTACATTCACGATTGGATATAAATCTTGTGCAATTGTGTTTGTAGGCTCAAAGCCGACAACTAAATTACTTAAAGGTACATCAATGTGAACATCTCTTGCTACTATAGGCATAATGTTTTCTCCTTAATTTATTTTTATCCTTTGTATCCGTTATGTTGTACTAACAACTGGAATGTTGAACCACTAGCACAACCTGTGATAGATTTGCCTGTGATATATTGACCAGATGTAGCGTTAACAAAAGTTCCAGAAGCTGTGCTAGTTACAAATTGACCAGCAGTTACTGTTCCTCCTGCAAAAGCTCTTGTTAATCCCATAACTACAACAGTTGCATGTTCGCCTGATTTTGGTTTATTGTCTAATACACCAACACCTGGAGCACCTGCTGCTACTCTAAGTTTTACGCCATTATCGCCATCTACATTCACAAGTTTGTATTGTGCAGTAGACAAATCTTCATTGGCGACCATACTTACATACGTTTTTTGACTCATTGTTATCTCCTTTCTTCTTCATATTTATCAGCTAAAGTTTTGTCGCCTTCTAATACTAATTTTAGGGCTTCTGAATAATCCTTAGCTTTACCTTTACTTACGTAAAGTTTTGCTCTTCTGTCTACTTCTGCTCCAGCATTGTCGTAATTTTCTAAAACTTCTTCCTCGATTGATTCGGAAATTTCAGCAAATTCAACAACCTTTGGCATGTTGTCTAAGATTGATCTTACTAATTCAAATTGTGATAACTCGACTTCTTTATCTTCTTTCGAATATGTGAAGACTTTTTCTTCAGTTGCAGTAGAGAGAAGTGCTTCTACCTCTTTATATTGAATTGGAAGGATTTTGCCTTCTGTTTTAAGTTCTTCGATATATTTAGAGATATTTTCTTTTTTAATTTCGTCTTTGTGTGCTTGATACTCTTTCATAACTTCTTCTTTTTCTGCACGAAGCTGTGAAATTTCTTCTTCATACTTTTCGACTGAAATTGTTTTGGATTCTTCCATGATTTCACTCTCCTTTCCATCATAGTATGTTTTTACCTCGCCTGTTCCCATATTGCTATACAATCCTGTGATTGATTGCAAATTAGTAACTGCGGGTACTTCTGCTCCTAATAGAGCAACTGCTTTCAGCACTCTGTTAAAAGTATTGCCGTTAGCTTTGTAGTTCCAAAATATCTCAGATGAAACTCTTTTGTAGTTTCCTCTTTTTATCGCTTCATATACTTTCTTCGGAAGTTCCTTAAAATCAGCAACAAGTTTTGTTCCTACTTTGTAGATTTTGTCAATATAACCAAGAGCAGGTTGTCCATCTTTCAACTCAGTTTGCTCGTCATTATGACCTAGTTTGACTGGTGGCTCGAAACCAACCTCGTCAAAGTTTTTTATCATAGAGTCAAGATCTTTTTGTGTATATCTGTCTCCATTCCATACACCTGTTGAAAAAATCTCAACACCATTGATGTTAAATGTTTGTTCTATTGCGTTGTTTTTTTGCACTTCATCACAATCGCAATCTTCTTTTTGTTCTTCGCAATCGCATACATCTTTAGAATATGCTGCAAGGGGTTTGTCAATATGAACATCTTTTGCTGTTATTGACATTTCTTCTTCTTCATCTTTTTTCTTTTTGCCGTGATCCATCATTTCTTTCTCATCTTTATCATGTGCACCCATTTCTTTCTCTTTATCTTTGCCCATTTCTTTTTCATCTTCATGTGCTGCCATGTCTTCCATTTTCTTTTTGGCTTCCATGTACTCTTCATGATTTCTTCCAGGCATATAGAAAGTAACTTCTTTATCATTTATTTCATGGACATGAGCGTGAGATCCTGAGATTCCCATTTTCTCTGCGGCTTCTTCTGCATCTTTCTCTTCCATGTAAAGATCTTCTAATGCATAAAGTCCTTTAGCTACCCTCGAACCCTTGTCGTGTTTGTCCATTTCTTTTTCTTCTTCGTGAGCACCCATCTCCTTGTCCTTGTCTTCGTGAGCTCCCATTTCTTTTTCTTTATCTAAATGAGCTCCCATTTCTTTATCTTCTTTGGGCATCATTTCTTTTTCATCATGATACGGCATATTATTATCTCTCCTTGCAGGTTCAAACAAAATGGGTTCATAATTGTTTCGTCTGAGCCAAGCTTTTGCTTGTGTTACCGAGTATTTTGTCTTATCGAATCTTATCGAGAGTTCTCTACTTTTGCCGTCTTTAATACCAACAATTGCATCGACTCCATCATCAAGGTCTACTACTCTTCTTATTTTATCGAAGCCACTAGCTGACCTGATTCGTGCAGCGTGTTCATTTTTAAATGGCATTGCTACACCTCGTTAATAACCCGACATCTCGGACACTTTATTTCAAATTGCTTAAATTCTTGAACGTAAGACTTTCCAAGCAATTTATGACAATTGTAACATCTAAATTCATATTTCTCAATCTTTGGTGCTTGACTTGGTATAGAATGTGTTGTAAGGGAAGCTGTATTTGTCATTTTGAGCTTAACGGATGTCCTTTTGGAAATAAATCAGTATCATGTTTACCACTTCTAAATCTTCCATTTCTAAGAGCATATAAATAACTATTGACTCTAGCTATTGCCCATTGTTCTCTTGATGTAACTGTTGGACGGACACTTCCTGGATTTGTTCTATAAGCTCCAATTCCTCTGTTATACACAGCTCTAAGTGTCCTTGTATTTGTACGTTTGTTTGTACCACCATACTTTTCATTATGGTCATCAGCTTTTTTTTGCAGAATTTTGTCTCTCCTTGATTGATATTCTTTGGTTTCTGAACTATCTGAGTTTGGTCTTTTGTTTAACTGATCTACTTTGTTGTTTGACCATGTTTGTCCAGCATCACCACCCCACATAGACCAAGCAATTCTGCCGTTACTTGGGTAACCTTTCTCTCCTGGTCTGAATCCTTCTGCCTTTTTGTCTACTTCGTGTCGGGCAAAAAAGCTCTTCATACGCTTGACTGTACTTGGCGAAAGATTTTCTCTGTTTTTCAATTGTCTTGCTCTCGCTATTCCAACCTCTGTGCCACCCCTTCCAAACTCTCTTCTCCATTCTAAAGCCCTTTCTCCTTCTTGTTGCATTGCCTTCGTTGGTGTCAAATCAATCTGATTATTCAAGGTAACCATCTCTTCTGACATTTCAACAGCAGGTTCTGGAATAGGTTGCTCTGCTAAACCTTCTTGTTCTGGTGGCGAAGTTACATCTGTTGTCGATGGAAAATGCAAGTTTTCTCTTATTGCATTTTGATCATCTGGTGTAGCTGTAATTACACCTTTGGATACAGCATCTACAAACAATTGATTTAGCTCTAATTTTTGGTCATCAGTCATTGGATTAAATTGAAATTTTGGCATCTTGTCGACTTGACCATAATTAATTAGAACCAGTCTTTTTATCAATTGTTCGTTCATTACAGTTTCTTCTATGTCTTGTCTTAGTTTGCCAAGCACATAAAGAAAAACATCAAAATGAACTTTTGCTTGTGAGTAAGCTCCAAATTGTCCTTCTGCTACGAGTCTATCAGGGATAAGAATAGAACGAGCAATAGATTTATCATAATAATTAATTGCAGTTTTAAAGT